TTATCAGATAGGAGACCGCGTTTGGTACAATGGCAGCGTGTATAGTTGCATTGCAAATAACGATGGTATCAATCCAAGCAATCCTGCATACTGGACACTTGTAGCTGTTGGATACAGATTGCGTCAAACACCTGTGGATTGGAACGCTACCACAGGCGACTATCAGATATTGAACAAACCTACTATACCTGCTGCACAGGTTAACAGCGATTGGAATGCAGTAAGTGGTGTTGCGCAGATATTGAATAAGCCAATACTTGCAGCAGTTGCTACATCGGGCGATTACAATGACTTAATCAATCAGCCATCAATACCAAGCAACCTTGATGACTTAGCTGATGTGAATGCGCCTACTCCATCCAACGGGCAGGTGTTAACGTGGAATGGCTCGCAATGGGTTAATAGCACACCGGCAACCGGGGGCACCGTCACAAGTGTAGGTTTAACGATGCCGAGCGCTTTTGCTGTTACAGGTTCGCCAGTTACGACGGCGGGAACGTTGGCCGTAACGGGTGCGGGGACAACTAGCCAATACGTTCGGGGCGATGGCACTCTCGCCAATTTCCCCGCAATGGGCGGAGGTGGCGGGCAAGTATTTTATTTTAATGGCAATATCTCTCAGGGCACAATAGGCGGGACGGCCTTTTATGAATTAGGAACGGCGGCGAATACAGGGCCAGCGGCTAACTTTACTCGAGCGACAACGGGCGTTATTGCGAGTTTTATAACGGACGTTGGCGAGCCGAATCATTTGATAATTCCCTCTGGCCTTTGGATTATTGATGTTTATTTGAGCGAAACGGGAGGCGGTTCTAATAACGCCGAAATAATCGCGGTTTTAAAAATTTACAACGGCGCAACGTTCACCACGATAGCGAGCTCACCACTTGAGCAAATAACAAACGGAAACGTGCCCGACCTTTACACGTTCGCCATATCAGTACCCAACACGGTAACGGCGGCAACCGATCGCGTTGTTATTGAGTTCGATATTCAAAACACAAACGGAAAAACGGTTACCCTTTACACTGAGGACGGTCGAATCGGTGAGGTACATACTACTTATGCGATTGGGCTCAGCTCGTTGAATGGATTAACAGCAAACACTCAAACGTTCGCCACGGGTACGGCGGGCACTGATTTCGGTATTAACTCGGCGGGGTCGGTGCACACTTTTAATTTGCCCACGGCCTCGGCTTCAAATCGAGGTGCTCTTTCAAGTGCTGATTGGGCGACGTTCAATAATAAACAAAACTCAATCGGTTTAACGACGGTTGGAACTAACCTCGCAACGTTGCCCGACCCGAGCGCCATTAGGTATATACGCATTAACGCCAACAACACAGTCACAGCAATATCACTTGCCGACCTTAAGACAGAACTTGGTCTTGGCACACTTGTCAGCACTTCTAATCAAGCTACAAGTGGCACAGCATGGCAGGATATTACTGGTTTGACATTTCCGGTTACGGCAGGCAAGACATACAAGTGGCGTGCAACGGTGGCGTATACAATAACAAGCGGTAACATCAACTTTGCGATCAGTGGACCGACGCTTGATTTCACTCGCTATCGTTTTACGGCAGCCGCAACGGGTACGACGAATTTCGTAAACAATCAAACGAGTTATGATACCGGGACGCTCGTTGCTGGCGTGAATGGATGCGCCACGAGTGATGGAGTTATTAAGGTGTCTGCAAGTGGAACCGTTGCCATGAGAATGCGATCAAGTGTAGGTGGTGCTTTGACATCGCTGGCTGGTTCTGTTCTTGAGTGGGAGGAGGTGCTATAATGGCAAGGCCTGTTGAATATGGTCCTCTTTATGACCTTCTCGATGATTTCGGGAAGGGAGTGGTCGAGAGTGCTCAGTCGAACTTGCGAATCTTGCGTCGCATCGGTGGCAAGCAACGCCGTCGTGTTGCATCTCGCAATCTCCTAAATTCGCTCGCCTTTGCAGTCAAGCGCAAAGGTAAGACATCTTCGCTTTTATTCTTTGCAAAGGGAAGTGCTGATGTTTATGCAGACTTTATTGAGCAGGGTGTTAATGGAACTGAAAAGAACCAGAACTCTCCTTACAGCTTTCGCAAAGGCAGGATACCTTTCAATCCAATATATGAATGGGTCAAGATCAAAGGAATCAAGCCCAGAAATGTTGACGACCCAAACCGGATGAAGCGCTCGCAGTTCACCAGCGCAGGCAGGGAGTCAAAGAAGCGAGGAAAGGAAGTAACGCAAGAAGACCTGCTGCGCCAGATGGCAGCACGCATGGCAGTGAGCATTGCACGAAAAGGTATTACAGGTATTCACTACTTCGAGGAGGCAATTGAGACGGAGCTTGACAAGCGCGGCGAGGCGTTCAATGAAATGGTTGAGCGCATCATTGAGGACATAATCAACAAACGAAACAAGAAATAGATGGCCATCACAATACAAGATCAACCTAACGCATGGAGCCCACGAGGTCAGCGTCTTATATTCTATATGACGAGCGACAATAGTACGCAGACAGGATTCAGAATGCAGGCTACCGTTACCGTCACAAGTACGTCAGAGGTGTATACATTTATGCTTTCATTAGACCCGAACACAGGAGTAATATACGACCTCGGCAGTCTGGTGAGCTTGCGTAATTATGAAGAAACTGCGAATATACACGCAGCGGTTGATGAAATTGATGAGCCTACTGGTTCTGCTTTTGATTTGTACACGGTTATCTTTGAAGAGTTTTGGATTGTAGGTGGCGTGCTTACTGCTTCTGGAATAACAAGTGATCCTGTCACAATTTGTGTTGTTAACGGATATTACCAAATGCGCAATGGATACAAGCCAAACGCAAATCTTGGAAGCATCGATGTAAAGTATGCGCTCACAAACTTCACGAATTCTCGTGCGATGAGTGACCGATATGCAGCAACGCATACATGGACAATGAAGAATTCAGCTCTTGCCGCACCAGTAAATGCAAATACAATCTTCATTCCTGTGCGCGAGGCCGATTATGGTTTGTTATATATTCCCGGCAATGATGCCTACCTGCCAGCAAATAACGTCGCTAAGTTTCGCATTACAATTTATGACAGCGCTGGATCAACTCACACATATACAAGTGGAACCATCACAGGCTACACAATAACAGGATTGGGTGTGTATCCTGCAAACATAAACGATAGCATCATTATCACGGAAAAGCCTAGTATGTATCCGGGGTGGAGATATTATGTAGTCGCAATTTTGGATGCCTCAAACGTCACAAGATGTGCGCCGTATGTCTTTTACAATACCGAGCTTTATGGTCAATGGGACTGCCGCTATACACCGGTGCGTCTTGCTTGGGTTAACTCACGCAGTGGCTGGGACTATTTTAACTTCATAAAGAAAAATGAAATTACAAATAGCATTGAGCGTAAGCAGTACAAACAAACACGATGGCGTGGGGAGTCACCCTTCTATATCTCCAGCGACCGGGTGTTAACAGACCGAGACACTATTGTGACGCAGACGCTTACTATTACCTCCGACTGGATTCAAGAGGAGGAGTATATATTCCTGCGTGGGCTGATTGTGTCAAATCAAGTCCAGATAGTGCAGGACAGTGGTATCTCAATACCTGTAAGCATAGAAGATACCGAGTTCCTTGAGAGAAAAGAGCGAAACGGGAAGCTCTATAATATTGTGCTTAAGATTAAATATTCACAAGACTACTGGACATGAGATATGATGTCGAACTTATAGTAAGCGCTGGAGGCACTAGCTTCGTCAATAGTGGACCTTATACAACGGCCTTTAACCCTACAGGTGGCACCGTTGCAAATATTGCAGATATTGGTAATCCTCCTGCTAACCTTATTACCATTGGTACTATCATCACAGGTCCTAATGGTGGTTTAGTTACTACATCTACTGTTGCTTGAGCTTTATGAGAACGAAGTCATCAGTCAGAACTGGCGCTTCTCTGACCTGCAAACATTTGCTGCGCTCGGTTCATTTTCACGGCAGTTTCGAGTGCCTGCAACAAAGCGCAATTTGATGGCGCTCGGATATCTTCCAGATGTAAACTTTAAAGCTGAGACGGACTACTTTCAGACAAAACTCACAGCAGAGCTGCGTGTTCAAACTTTACCAATAGCTATCGGATACATCCGAGTAATGAGAGTAATTACTCAGGCTGAAAAGCTCGCTGACTTTGAGTTGACCTTCTACGCCGAAAGCCCTGACCTATTCAATAAAATTGCAGGCAAGAAGCTCAAGGACATTGCTGCGCTCAATGATTTAAATGCTCCACTCGACTATAACGAGGTCATTAACGCGACCGGATATCCATACCTTTATTCCTTAACTGATTATGGGCAAAAGTGGGACCAGAGCGGTGCTCAAAATGCTCGCAGCATATACGCCACAAGTATCGGTACTGCTCCACGAGCTGGAGACCTGACACCTTCTCTCAATTGGCAGTGGATATTTTCAAAGATACTTGAAGAGGCAGGATTCACATACACAGCCGTTGACCTCGACAATGTACTCAACCAATACTATGCACCATGGATTAATAGCAAGCAACTTGTATACACACAAAACGTTCAGAGCTTTATATTTAGGTTCTATAATGCCACACCGCTTGCGATGAACACCACACAGCAGGCACTTGCAAGTGTGACTGAAAACTTTGACAACGGAAGCACTGTATCGAGCGGTGTGTTTACAGCTCCGATCACAGGCCTCTATACTTTTCGTTATTGGTATACATTTAACAGCCCCAACTCAATGAGTGGGCTGTTCACTGTCTACTACAATAATATCACAACTGGAGCAGTAGTGGCCATGAACTCAAGCGCAGTATTCAGTGGTGACAATAACTTCGATAGTGCCAATGGTGCGCCATACTTTTTTCTTGCAGCTGGTGACCAATTTCAGCTTTTATATCAAGCTCCTGCTGCCACAATAACACTTAAAGCTGGCACAGCATATAACACAGGAACTGGTGTTGAGCTAATCGACGCAAACTTTATGGATGGGCTGACTCTGAACTGGTCAGCAAATGCTCCAGACATGACGCAGTCTGATTTCATGCGTGATGTTTTAAATATGCACTGCTGTGTTATTGTTCCAGATCGTGGAACCCCAAATGCAGTAATCATTCAAAATATATCGGATTATGTTGGAACCGGGTCAGATAGAGATTGGAGTTCCAAACTTGATATTTCCAAAGATATTACACTAAGCAACACGAGTGATTTTCAAAATAAGCAACTCAAATTCACATACTCGGAAGGCGAGGATGTGGCATCTAAGATTTACTCAGGTTTAAATCGCATCTATGGTGACTACAAGATTGACAACTATACCGTTAGTGTAAACGACGTGCCGAATGATTTCGCTAGCGATTCAGAACAACAGATTCAATTAATTACGCAATCAACTCCAAGTAACTATATTAAAGGCACCTCTATAGTTATACCCAAGTTCATCGATGAGAATGGAGATTTCGTAAGCCCCAAAATGCGGTGTCTTTTCCATGCTGGTGATTATGAGATGAGCTTGTATGATTTTGCGACCTTTACCGCAGACACTTCTTTTGTGGTTCCGGTCTTAAATCATTATGAACTCATTGTGCCACTGTTCTCCTCTCGTGACCTGAACTGGGCGCCAGAGGTTCCCTTGTATACAATCGGAGCGATACCGTACAAAACTTTATTTAATGAGTACTGGCGCGACTATTTAAACCAGTTGTACTCACCTCAAGCCCGTATCATGGAGGCGTACTTTGCGCTTGATTTAGGAGACATCTTGAGCTTTAAGTTCAGTGACCGCATTTGGGTTAAAGATGCGTGGTGGAGAATTCTTGACATTAATGACTACAAAGTGGGCAGCTCAGATGTAACACAAGTACGGCTGCTTAAAATTATTGATGCAGTACCAGAGGCACAGGCAGAGCCAGATGATATTGCCGACAACGGTGTGGTTTCATTTATTGATGGAAACGGTGACCCGGTAGGAGCGACGCAAGAAACCTGTGAGCGCTTCGGTTATTTTTGGGACCCTGTGACAAGCACCTGCTATGGTTTTACAACTACACCACAAATACCACCAGCCCCAGTTGATGAGCGCATTGGCAGCAGCTCAAATGAAATTAGCAATTCTATTAATAGCATTGTAATGACCGAGCGCCTAAATAATGATGCGTCAAACACCTACACGATTGCAGTGGGTTCGGATATTAAAATGGATGCAGGCAACACATCGAGCATTGCAGTAGGTGAAAAACTCATTATGGAAGGAACTGGCGGCGTCTCGATGTTTGGGCGCAATGTATACTCAAAAGTCAGCGGTCAGCATCTCGGCGGTGGTTATCTTAATAATATTCCTGCAACCAGCCCAGAGGGTTACGCTCAAAGTGGTGTTGTGATGTATCAAAGCAAGCAAGCATTTGCTGCTGCTGGACAATACTTTTTATTTATTAACGGCGTTAATGGTGAGCACCTTGATCTACCGGATGACACATGCTGGAGCTGCATCCTGAATTACACAATACAAGACGATAACTTTACAGGCAACTATGAAACAGGACAATTGAGCTTTGCACTGATTAAGTCGGGAGGTGTGGCTGCGGTAAGCGCAATAACTCCTCTAAATGTCATCGGTGGAATCGGTGCTTATATTTTTGGCATCGCCGTCAATGTTGCAGTGCCAAATCTTCACCGCCTATATTACACGGTCGGAGGTGCACCATTCCCGGACACTTTTCATGTTACAGCTTCACTCATATACACTCAATCAAAAATATCATGACCCAAAATACCATTACACCACTACTGATTCTGCTGCGCTCAGGATATAAATCTAACACAGATAGATATCGTCTCAAAGGATGGCGTCGTTTATTATATCACATTATTAAGTATGGAATCGTGGCCTTGCCATGGTCTATTATTATAATACTTACCTTCTTATACTTCAGATAATGGCAAAGAAGATTGTTCTTGAGCTCGAAACCAAAGCAGACGGCACGATAGGTACACTTGACCAGATAGCATCAGGTCTTAATCGTGTGTCCGATGCTGAGAAGAAAGTCGCCGACAATACAAAAGATGTGTCTGAGCAGCTTGCAAAGTTACGCGAGCAAATATCTCAGACTGATGTTAATAGTGATCAATATAAAGAGCTGACAGAGCAGTACAAAAAACTGGGTGGTTCTCTCACGGATTTAGTTCCAAAAACTGCAAACCTAAAGCAGGAACAGCGTGAACTTCGCAAAGCATTACTTGCTGGACAAGAAGCACTTGGCACTGAAAAATACACTCAGCTTACGCAGCGGCTTGGTGAGGTCAATGATCAACTCAAAGATATAGCCGAGGCCGCAGGTCAAAACGCAGGTCCACCACTTGAAAATCTGAGCAATATTGCAGGTGGTTTGGGTTCTCGTTTGGAGAATCTTGATTTTGAAGGGCTGAACCAAGATTTACGCAACATTGCAGGAAATGTCAAGAACTTCTCGTTCAAAGGAATAGTAGATGGTATCAAGGATTTGAAGTCTGGGTTTATTTCTTTGGGCCAAGCATTACTTGCAAATCCTATATTTGCGGTTGCAGCGGCCATTGCTGCCATTGCTCTTGCGGCTAAAGCATTTATTGATTCGGAACGTGAAAATGTCACGAAATTAAATGAACAGCTGGATAAAAGCGCAGCACGCAGAAAAGATTCAGAGCGGCTAGCATTTGCTCAAGCAGAAGGCAACACAAAGAAAATTACCGAGTTAAAGCTGCAATCAAATGCACAAGACCTCTCCGACACGCGCACTAAAATTAATAGACTCGTTAATTTACAGAAGGAGTACTTTGGGCTTAGTGAGGAGCAGGAGCAGGAGCTTGCCGAATTGCGAGACAAATACAGGTCTCAAGAAATTGACCGGGAACTAATCAAAATTGAAACTTTAAATGCACTCAATGCTAAGCGCATCGATATTAATGCAGAGTTTGAGCAACGCAATCTAAATGAACGCCAGAAGGCAGAGGCACAACTTACTAATGAATTTAAGCGCCAGCAGGAAGAGTTAACTAAACTTGGAGGGACTGCGGAGGATTTTGAGAAACTGGACGAGATATTTGCCGCTCGCTTTCGAGATTTGCGTAAGGGATTTGCTGATGCGGACAAAGCTGCGTCACAATCTAAAGCAGATGCAGCAAAGTCACGGCGCGAGGCAGAGCTTGCCGCACAGCAGTCCGTGATTGATGCCATTAAGCAAGCTCAGAAAGAATTCGAATCCTTAACGAAAACTGCTCAGGAAAATGAACTGGCTGCGGTTGCTGACAAATATAAACAACTCAAGGAGCAGGCAGAGAAAGCAAAAGTTGACACTGCTCAAATTATCGAACTACAAGGCAAAGAGGAAGATGCCATTCGCAAAAAGTATGCGAAGCAAACCTTAGATTTAAGCAAGCAGGCTAAAGAAGATCAGCTCGCAATTGTCGAAGCGCTTGTTTTGGAAAATGAAAACATTCGTAAAGGCGCAAGGCAAGCTGAGCTGGATGCATTAGGCGAGGAGTATTTTGAAAAAATAACTTTACTCGAAAATGAAGGAAAGGATGCAACAGCATTGCGTGAAGAATGGGAGAAAAAGCGCAAAGAAATTATAAATAAGTATGCGCAAGATGAGGTTGAAAAAGAAAAAGAACGCCAGCAGGCAGTACTTACCGCTCAAAACGCTGGACTTAATTCTCGTCAGCAAGCGCTGAACAATGATCTGGCTGCACTGAAGGCTGACTATGACGCCCGGATTGCTCTGGCGAAGAAGTATGGGCAGGATGTGTCTGCATTAGAAGCGGAGTATCAAGATGCAGTAAAGATTAAGAGAATACAAGCAGCAGCTGAGACCGTTCAAGTTTGGGGAGACACAGCCAGCAAAGCACTCGATGCGTTAAGCTCTATTAATCAAGCTAAAGCAGAAGAACTGGGTCAAAAACTAAACAGCCTCGACAAAGAAATAGAACGTGCTCGCACAAAAGAGCAGCGTGCAGAACTTATCAAGCGACGCAAAGCGCTGGAAGAGGAGCAGCGCAAGGTGTTTGAGCGCAACAAGAAAGCGCAAATTGCTCAGACACTTATTACTACATTGACATCAGCAACTGCTGCATTTGCCTCTCAATTAATACCCGGTGATCCAACAAGTGTAATTCGAGGCGCTGTTGCCGCAGCTGCTGCCATAGCATCTGGTTATGCTAATGTTCAGAAAATTAAGCAAACTCAATTTGAAGCTTCAACACCTCCTGCAAGCTCTGACATTCCAGATATTGCTGGTGGAGGCGGTGGAACTGAAACCACTGCTCCGCAGTTTAACCCACTTGTTCTTGACTTTTTGAAAAATAGACCAGAGCAGCAGTTGCCTCGCGCTTATGTGCTGGCAGGTGATGTTGAGAAGGCAGCACAGGCGCGTGATAGGGTGGAGGAGCTGGCTCGATTATAAAAAAAGCGCCACTCGTTAGCGACGCCTTAACCTAATATCACATTTATCCTATTAACCAGATGCAAGATAATCAAAAATAAAAAATAAAAAAATGAAAGGTAAGAAAGTTTTAAAGTGTGTCATAGATGATAACATGAAACTTGGCGTGCAGGCTATCTCGCTCGTTGAGTTTCCAGCGATTGAGGAGAACTTCATTGCTTTATCGAGTGTAAAGTTAAGCGCCGTCAACACAGAGCGCCGCATGCTGTATGGGCCTGCACTAATACCTGACAAATATATTTTACGTCTTGACAAAGAAACTAACGAAGAATACTACATATTTTTTGAAAAGGACACCGTGTATAAATGTGCGCATCAATTTATGATGAAGAACCTACAGCACAAACATACAATGGAACACAAGTACGATCTTACCGGTTGCACACTTGTCGAGTCTTGGATTGTGGAAGGAGAGAATGATAAAAGCAGGCAGCTTGGCATCGACGTACCTGTTGGCACTTGGATGGCTGGCACTTATGTTCAAGATGATGAAGTGTGGGAGCGAGTAAAAGATGGAAGTGTTCGTGGGTTTTCTATAGAGGGTGTTTTTGACAACGTGAGTACGGAGCTAAGCAAAGAGGACGTATTTGTCGAGGCGCTGATGCGTGCGTTAAGTGAATAAAAAAAGGGAGCACGTCGCTCCCTTTTCCACACATTAACAAAACCACACTATAGAATGCGGTCATCATTTTGACCGCTTTAAAAATACTTTTCAATTCCGGTTTCGAGACTGTACTCTTTACCAACGTTCTCATTCTTGCCATTTGCAGGCATGAACTCCATGTATGCAATGATCTTTGCTTCCTCAGTTAGCGACGGATTGAATGTGAGTGTATGCGTAGCTGCGTCATAGCTATTTGTGCTGCCTGCCACGACGTTCAGTGTGCCATCGTTATTGATGGGCGCATTAAGTGTTGACCCGTACACGTTGTCCGTAGTGCCTCCAATGCGTGGCCCGTTATACAATCTCCACAACCACAAGTACCCGGTGTACTTTTGTCCAAAGCTATTTACTAGCGCTTGATAGTTGAAGGTGCGTGCGTCCTGTCCGTTGATATATACCACACTCTTCAGTTGTCCATCTTGAGGCTGCTCTATATCCATAGCAATTGAAGTGATATGCGTGGTATTTGATACCTTCACGATGTTCCACTGGGTGCGAGAGTGGAACATAAGATCCTGCTCAGTCATGCCTGATAGTTTCATGAACTCCGCACGGCGAAGACGGCGCTTAGGTGTAATTGCATACTTTGAGGTCCATACAGTGTACGGTTTGCCGTCAGCTCCCAGCTTAACTATGCGAGCTAAATATTGAGCGCGAATGAGTGGATCCTTCATGTCTTCAGCTTTGCCGTTGACAACTGTCTCGTATGGCTCGGTCATAAAGTCGATGGCTGCGGTCTGTGCGTCAACGTTGCGATATTTCACTGATGTCTTGCAGTAATATACACGTTGACCTGCCAATCCACTTGGTGGCTCATGCAAGACCCAAGAGCTCGGCTTGTCAAATACTACCTGAGTATCGTCTGCTGCTGTTATGGTGTGGCCAAAGTTGTAAAGCAAGTTGCTGGCATAGTTAAATGGATACATGCCAAAGGCTTGAGTGCTGCCGTTCATCTTCTCAACCTCATATCGGATAACCATAGATTTTCCGGTGTAATCATAGATTTCATATACACGCAGGCCGTATGTGGTGCGTGTTTGAACTTGTCCTTCGTAGGGTGCCAGCTCCGGTGGTAGTCCGAGCTGCTGGAGTGCTGTGGTTGTGCTCATGATTTAAATATTAGACAACAAACTTCGTCACAAAAGTGCTACGTATGGGGGAAAGTTTTCTACATCAAGTCTTTTCTGCAAACATCAAAACATGAAAGGACAGATTGCACAAAAAGTGCGCGACATCTTCCAGTCATTTAATATCAACCCGAAAGACATCTTTCTTGAAGAGGAAGAGGTGAAAATGGAGATTGAAGGCAAACTTGCCGACGGTACCATTATTTATTCGAGTGCTACTGAATGGGCTGCAAGTGCTGACGTGTACACAAAAGACGAAACAGGTAACGCCATCCCTGTTCCAGCTGGAGATTATACTCTTGATGACGGACGCATGGTTGTTATCGGAGACGATTCTAAGATTGTAGAAATCAAGGAAGCTGAAATGGAGGTGGAAGACGAAGTTGAGGAAGAGATGTCAAGCGCAGACCTGCTCAAGACGATTGAGAGCTTGGGTGCTCGCATTTCTGCTCTTGAAAATGAAAAATCAGAAATGCTAAACCAAATGAGTGAGGTCAAAGTGGAAGCATTGAGCAAAGAGATTGAGTTGTCCGCAGTAAAACATGAGCTGCAAACAATAAAGCAATCTCCAGCAGTAGATAGCATTAAATCCAAGCGTAGTGAGGTAGCTCTTTCTCGCGACAACAAAGAAACTAAAGAAAAAACGTACTCTGCCATGACCGTGCAAGAGCGCGTGAATCAATACCTATCAAAAATAAAGTAAAGACATGGCAACAACCGTAGACAACACAACAAACTACTCGGGCAAATTTGCAGGCGAGTACATTAAGGCAGCGTTTTATGCAAATGATACGTTGCAAAGCATTACTGTAAAAGAAAACATTGAGTATCGTGCAGTCGTGAAGAAAATCGTTGACAACGTGACCTTCGCAGATGCTACGTGCGCATTCTCTCCTACTGGTGAGATTAATATCAACGAGCGCTATTTGACACTCAAGAAGCTGCAGTTCCAGCAGGAAGTTTGCAAAAATGAATTTTTAAATGATTACATTGCAAAGGATATTCAGAATGGCTCCCTTGGCAGAGGATTGACTGACGCTATTATGAGCACTATGCTGGCAGGCATCTCTCAAAATAATGAAGATTTGATCTGGACAGGTAATGGTGCAAACGCTGGTGAGTACGATGGTCTCTTGCAGCTTATCGGTCTCGATGGTGACGGAGACATTAACTTCGTGCCAACTCCAGTAGCTATTGATAGCACTAATGTTATTGCTAAGGTGCAGGCTCTTATCGCTGCTCTTCCACTTGCTGTTAAGAAAGCATCGGAAAAACCTGTAATCTACATGTCATACGACGTGTGGGAGAACTATATGTATGCGCAACTTGGCACTGGCTATGCCACTTATTTAACTACTGGACCTGAAGTTCAAAAGACATTCATGGGATTGTTCAAAATCGCAGTATGTCCCGGTATGCCAGCCAGCACAATGATCATGTCTCAGCCTTCAAACTTATGGTTTGGAACTAACCTTGTTAGCGACTGGAATAACGTACAAGTTGTTGATATGGGTCAGTGGGCTGAGGATAATGTTCGCTTCAGTGCTAAGTTCTTCGCAGGAACTCAGTACGGAATCGGTGCAGACATCGCAGCTTACTCAACTTGGTTCTAATTATTCATGGCAGGGGCTTAGGCTCCTGCCTACTTTAAACATTAAAAACATATACTACTATGGCATGTGTCCTGAGTACCGGATTTTTATTAGATTGTAACGAAGGGGTCGGTGGGGTCAAGGAAGTATTCATTGCTCCTTGGAACCCATTCGCAGCTGGCGTAACACAAGATGGTGATGGTATTATTACCGCATTCAATGTGACTTCGCCTGTTACTGTTTATCGTTATCAACCAAACCGCAACACCGGAGCGGTAACTATCACACCAACAGCGTCGCTAGAGAATGGCACGCTGTACTTCGTGCAGGCTGTCGAGTTAACCCTTGGCAAGCTCGACAACGAGAAACGTAAGGAGCTGGAGAATCTATCGAAGGCTAAGGTTGCAGTATTTGTTCGTTTATATGACGATCAGATCATGATGTGTGGCACCACTGACGGATGCTTCCTTACTGCTGGAACCTATCAGAGTGGTAAAGCAAAAGGTGACCTCAACGGATATACCTTGACCTTGACAGCTGAAGAGCCAACACAGCCGCTCTTCCTTGAGGCATACACCGCAGGTGACACTCCTTTCTCTAACTTCTCTCCGGATATTGTCGTGGACCCGGCTTATCCTGCTTAATTTGTTATTGTGTATTTGGGAATGGCGTGGCTCTATGGGCTGCGCCGTTTTTTTTAACCGACTATGATTTACCTACAAGCAAATACAGCGAACCAGTCGCTTTATCTCACGCTCGATGAGGCACGTCAATATTTCTCGACTGCCTTTACGCATTACTTGTTAATTATTATTCACGAGGAAAATAGTCCTGTCGGTGTATCTTTGGCTCAGGTGCTCGATGTGGTGAGTGAATCGCAGCGAGTAACCCATGTGCTCGTTGATACGACAGGATTAACACAGGTCGGGCGTTATCGCTACGTAGTGTATGGTCAAAACTCGAGCACGAATGTAGACCCGTCGAATGCTTCGGTAGTAGGAGAATGTGAGCAGGGTCTGTGCACTATAACCGACGGCACACAATATTTTGATGTGCCATCAATAAACATAGACGACGATGTCATCTACAACGGATAAAGCGCTCAAGCTGGACTTGAGTCAGTACACACCAGTCAGCACATCCGAAAAAGTTGACCGCTCTGGGTGGGTCAACTTTGGAGCTGACAACCTGCTACCTGTATATATTACAGAACTTGCGCAGAGCTCTCCCATTCACGGGGCGCTTTGTATATCGATTAGCGACATGATTGCAGGAAAGGGTCTGCAGGCGGGTCAATATCAAAACCGCGTGGATGCGCTCAACGTTTATGCAGCTTTTGAGGGATGTTCACGCGATTTAAAACTATACGGCGGATTCTACTTAGAGGTTATATACTCAGTTGATCGGAAAACACTGGCCAAGCTTAACCACATACCATTTGAGGAGTGTCGAATCGCTGTCGAGGGTGAGGATGAAGATGAGATTGGAATTTATCATAGCGCGGATTGGTCTCAGACGCGCAAGAAGAAAAACAAACCTCTTCTTATTCCAAAGTTTAACCCAAACACTGCTATCGATGAGCCTCGTCAGGTATACTGGTGCTTTGATTATACTGGGTCGCAGACATACCCAAAACCTGACTACTGGAGTGCGGTTAATTATATCGAGCTCAGCCGCCAGATAGGAATATTTCACGTGTCGAACATACTAAACGGCATGTTCCCCTCGACGATTATCTCGTTCTTTAATGGGGAGCAGGACGCGGACTCGATCCGTAAACTGCGCAACGATTACAACACGCACCTTGGCGCCGCCCATAACAGCGGTAAGACCTTGTTTTTATTTAACGAACCGGGCGCACAGCCTCCGAAAGTTGAAGCATACCCACTCAGTGATGCCGACAAGCAGTATGAATACCTCACAAATACATCCAGAACCGAGGTCATGTTGGCTCATCGTGTGACCACTCCGCTCATTTTTGGCATCCGGGGCGAGGGTGGTGGCTTTGGATCCAACAAAGATGAGATGGTAATCGGTTTGGAAATCTTCACAAAGCAGGTAATTGAGCCAAAACAGCGCAAACTTTCTACTGGATTTGAGGAGGTTTTGAATTATGAAATGAAAGGTATCGAGCTAAAAGTGATACCAAACACTCCAATTACCACCGATAATGGAACGACCGCAACGCCAGTAGAGCCCCAAAAACCAACAGAAACGCCCCAACAAGCCCCTGTTTCGGTTCCAATGGCGCATGCCTTCGAAAAAAAAAAGCATGAACATCCTGAGGCGGTAGATATGACCGCCGACGATGCCAAGTATTGGCTTGAACGCCTGCAAAGTGCTGGGGAAGTAATCGATTTAGAGGAATGGGAGCTAGTTCACGAGGCTGAGGCACTGCGTGATAGTGAGATTGAGCGCCAGTTTTGCGAGAATCTTAAGGAATATGAGCTGGCTTCACTTAATAGTTATGCCGAGGAGGATAAGAAAAGCGCGTGGGGAGACCGGGGACTGTACAAGTTGCGCTACGCATATAGCCAGAACTTAACGGAAAACTCGCGAGAATTCTGCGTTGAGATGGTTCAGCTTTCTAAGAATGGCACCGTTTATCGCTATGAAGACATCCAAGCAATGAGTGATGCTGGGGAGAACGGCCAGTTTGCACCCTCAGGCTCAAGTAGTTACGACATTTTCAAGTATGTCGGGGGGTGTTTTTGCCATCACCATTGGAAACGGCAAATTTACTTTAGAAAACGCGAAAAAGGTAAATTCCTGCCGAATAAAGGATTGGAAAATGATAAACTTGTAGGCAATGTTCCCTACGTTAAAAAGAAAGGTATCGAAGGCGTGGCACCTATTGATCGCCCCGGTAGAGGATCACTAAAATATAAATAAAATGGCAGAGGTACTTTTTATATCAGATGTGTACATTAAGAAGTACACACAAGTAAACGGAGCAGTTGATTCAAATCTGCTGTATCCTAGCGTTTATTTAGCGCAAGATAAGTATCTGAGCCCATGGCTTGGCGCTAATCTATATACAAAACTTAAGGACGACATCGCAAACAACACTCTCACCGGTGCGTATCAAATCCTTGTGGACGACTATTGTCGCAAGGTGGTACTCTGGTGGACAATGGTGGAGGCGCTACCGTCACTTGTTTACAAGCTCGACAACGGCACCTACGTTCAGCGAACTTCAGAAGACTCTACTCCGATGAGTGGAGAGGTGATGAAGGACATGATTGTCCGCGCTCGTGGAAATGCTGAATATTACACTGGATTGCTCTTCGATTATTTATGCGCAAACAGCACAGACTTTCCGGAGTATTCGACAAACGTATGGCCTCAACGTCCTCCACTTCAAAAGCGACAACCATTTGGCTATGAATTCAGCTTTAATAATGGAGTGAACGGACCAGCACCCGAACCCCGTCCGCTTAATTTTATACCATGAAAGAGAACCGTAACGAAAAACGAGTCTATTTGGAGAAACTTAAGCAGTATGAGAAACGCCTGCTTGAGCGTGTAAAACCAAAAACAGAACCGAAAAAATGAAGACCATCTGGATTGAGGCGAAAGAGCTCCTCCATAACTCACATACCTACATCATCGGAATCGGTGTGGGCCTCATTGCAAAACTATCTTACGACATATACATGAAACGGACCCTTACCTTTATTCAGTGGTGCGCAGTTGTGGCCTTGAGTGTATGCTGCGGATATATCACAAGCACCTACTGCATGAGCTCGGGCAAAGCTGAACTCTCTCAAGTACTTGTACCATTAGCCACGCTCTTCGGTGAGAAGGTTATCGTGTACTTTATGGAGAATTATAAGCACATACTTGGTGGCGTGCTTGCACTATTTAAACGCAAATGAGCCAAGGCGCCGACACACCAGAGAAGAAGCGACTCGGCGAACGCATCCGAGAGTCGAATTTCGGCAAGTTTGTGCGCGACAGGGTTAAACCAGTGGCTGGCGACATTCTGGAGGTAGTCGGTGACGTCACCGGTATTCAGGCCATTGAGACTGTAGGAGCACTTATCAATGGAAAGCGTGATCAAAGTGCAGCGCATGAGAAACTGGCCATAGACTTTGAGCGCTATCGATTGGAGTGGACACTTGAAATGCACAAGATTGACCTTCAATCCGAGCTCGATGCGTATCGCTCAGAGGTTGAAGATAGGGTCAGCGCACGTATACGTGAGGCTGATTATGTCAAAGCAACGGGCAAGAGGGACTGGCTCATGGGCGCAGTGGTCGTTACCGGTCTGGTCATGCTTGTGGGCACAGTTCTCTCTTTAATTTTCATTACAATACCACAAGAGAATCAGCGACTTGCGGACATGTGCTTTGGTGCTATCATGTCGATTGGCGCCAGCATATTCTCATACTATGTTGGCAGCAGTCGTGGATCGATGGTTAAGGATAAAACTATACAAGCGTTAAGCGGTGGCGAGTAGAACCATAACAGATTGTCATTGGAGACTGCGCCGTGTGTGGTTGCAGTGCTCGCGTATTTGGAAGGAAAAGTATCCAGCAGGTCCGACGGTATTTTTGACTTGCACGTATCGCTCTAATGAGGAGCAGGCTCAACTATACGCTAAAGGACGTACAGCACCCGGTTCGATAGTGACACACATCAAGGCCAATGGTAAACATAACCTCTTTCCGGCTCATGCATTCGACATCGCGTTTAAAGATGCGCAAGGAGTTGTCAAGTGGGACGCTGTATATTTTGAGCGCTTTGCCGCTATCGTTAAGGAGGAGTTTAAGGATGTCCAGTGGGGCGGTGATTGGAAAAACTTCAAGGATCTACCACATTTTGAAATATAAGTATAATCAATAAACCATACTATTATGCCACAGCCAGCTAATAAAATAGACGATTTCTATAATTATACCATAAAGGAGCTGAATCGTTTGATTCAAATAACTCCTGCGGTTAAAAAAATATCCATAAAACATAAAACACCAGATTATGTTACCTATACTCGTGATGAATGGGATAAAAAGGTATACCCAAGCTTAACGCTGGTGACCGGAGTATGGAAAATTAGGTGGAACCCCGAGCAGGGCATTTTAAGAATAGGGTAAAAGCAAAAGAGCCCCATAAAGAGGCTCTTTTTGTTTTAATGCAATCATTCTCACCATTGGAATTTGATGCGCTTGTGGCGGCGAGAAACGTGCTCTACGACCACACCACCGCGCTCTTCTAAAATATAAATGAGCTGATACGGATCTTCGATGTGATGCCGATGGCGCAAATTTCTAAACAGGTCATTTGAGGTGTCAATCCAGTTGTTTCCATAAGTGCTGCGCAGTTCTTCAAGAAATTTGATAGTATTCTCCCTGAATCTTTTATAGATATCTGTGGAGATTGGCTTCGGCTCCGGAAAGAGTTCGGCCTGTTTGCTTGCTTTGAGGATAACTGAGACCTCGTCAGCGGAGAGGTGAAGGCAGACACCGCCTTCTGAATCGCTTGTGATTTTCATGTGTATATTGGATTTATAATTTACAATAATGTATCGAGTCGGTTCATCATGATTTTGCAATAATCCCAATCAATTTCGTAACCTTCACAATTATAACCGAGTTTTCTTGCTACTGCCAGTGTAGTTCCACTTCCAGCAAACACATCAATAATGCGTTGTCCCGGTTTTGCAGTGGTTAATATTATTCTCCGTATTATTTCTTCAGGTATTTGACAAGGATGTCCAGTCTTTTCTTTACTGGTGTTTTTCACTTGATTGATTTCCCACCAGTCATATAATTTTGCACCTAATTTACCTTCCGATATGCGCTTTTGAATTCTTTTGTCATTAAGATTTTTGTATGGTTGTCGCACTTTAGATAAATCAGGCTTACATCCCCACCATGAAATTAGACGACTTTGCTTTCCGGTGTTGCTATTATATACCCAAGTAACCACTTGTTCGCATTTTACTTTTAGAGCCTTAGGCAGAATATTTATGGTTTCTTCTGGATAATGAATAATTACACATGGCAACGGTATTGCAGCCAATAGATTAATGTAATCTTCTTCATTAAGTTTGTCTTTATATTTACCATAGTGGTAATTTTGATTGTAAGGTGGATCTGTGATTACCAATCCTTCCGGTATGTCCCAATTTCTAAAATCATCATTTACAGTTGCGTAATAGCTCATTTGTATATTGGATTTTGAGTTAACTTAAACAGGCGCTTGTTTATGCGCTGCATTCTGTGTTGTGCTTTCACTGCTTCGGACCTGAGGATGTCGTGTCGCTCACGTCGCAGGAGGCAAATCTCCTCGGCTTGTTCTTGTGTGTACATGTTAAACTTTTAGATTGTGTAGTTCGTTTTCAATTTGTATCCAGTAGCTGTGGAATTCAGGTGAGCAGTGTTGCTGCATTTGATTCGCAAATATTATGGCAGACATAAGGGCGGCGTCGACTCTTCTTCTGCGGCCTTGAAGTGTGAAGTCGTTGGTGAGGTCTGCGAGCATGTCGTAGTACTCCTCGAAAAGGTTCCGAGCGTGGTCTTCTGTTGTCATTTTTTCAAGTTTTGAATGTGAAGTTCGTCTTGTATTTGGATGAGTTGCCTGCGCAATTTTGAGCAGTGCGACTTGTCCTGCGCTGGTGTTGAGAGTAGCTTCCACCGGAGCATCCGGAGCTGATCTATTGATAGCTCTGTCATCTGTTTGCGTGTCATTTGTCACCTCCGTATGTTTCGATTAATTCAAGTTGCCACCATCTCGGCTGTATTATTTGGCAGTTCATAGATGTATCTACTTTACCACCCCACACAATGTTAGTTATCTTGTATTTGATTGGATTCAACTCTACTACTACGCCTTCATAGTAGCAGTCACCGTCTTCTATATCTCTTATTTTACTTCCTATTTCTAATTTCATTCGTCACCTCCTTTATTAATCTGTGCAAAATCCAGCTTGGCAACCAGAACCTTCTCCAAAATTAAAGTCTTGCTGTAAACCTATTTTTTTAATTTGCTCATATTTCATTTCCTTCTTCCATCTGGCGTTTATCTCTTGGTCTGAAAACCATTGCATTTTTTCGGGCTCGTCTTCAAAATTTCTGCGCAATTGCTGCAACGATTTATGAAAACAACCTACACAATTACTATCAGGTGGAAAAATAAGACCACTTTGATCTGCCCATTGTTTAACATGATAATGCATAATTTTATTTTCAATCAAAGGAAAGTATCCTTCTCGCCATTCTATTTCTGCCCATTTGTTTTTGTTTCCTGTTTTTGATTTGCCTACCACGCCTTTGAAAGAAGTAGATAAACGGTCAGCTCTTTCTAATTCATCATATCTAAAGCCAATGCCCATTTTGATTTTTTCATTAATATTTTTAAACCACCAGTCCCAAATAGGTCTTATTTTCATTTCGGTTGTACAAAACCTCCATTGTTGATTTGGTAGTCCTTTTCCACCTGTATTTTTTCTGTTTACTTTTTCAAAAGTTTCTCCGGAAACCCAGATAATTTCCTTACCTATTTTTTGTTCTAAATCAAGCATTACCTTTAAAGTTAAGTCACTTTCAGCAGTGCCAATAAATTCTGCTCCAATCTTATCTGAAACAATCCGTACCAGGCCTTCGTCTTTTGGTTTGCAGTGTAATGCCTCTATTTTTACTAAGGAAAAAATATTATAGTCTGCTGGGTAGTGTGCGGCCATATATGACGATGTTTTGCCGCCAGAAAGAGAATTCACGATTATTTGACTCATGGCTTCACCTCCTTCTCTTGTGGGGTCCACTTGACCTGCTCCTTCTTTAGATTTGCTATGACGGTTTGAATAATTAGCTCCTCGAGCACGTCAGAAAGTGGCTCTTCATTTGCCTCGTAGATTAGTGCTACGTCAAAACTCACGCTTCCATTTGTCGTTCGCATTAGCTCAAACTTCCAGTTGGTGCGGTCCGTGAGAGGTAGCGCCATTGTAATGCTTCCACAGAAGTACTCCGTGCGCTTGTGTGGTTTGGTGTCGATGTTTATCATATGTGTTTGATTTTTTGCTTGTATATTTTGATTAATTCCTTCATCTGGTCTACACTCAGGCGCAGTGGCTGTATCCTGCGTGCATATAGGTTGTCGTATGCTGGACCTCCGATTCTTTTCAGCAGGTGCTCACCGTACTCGATAAGATTCCCGTGTTTGTGTTGGTTGCACTCTACGCATTGCCCGTGAACGTTGTCCTCGTCAAAGCGCAGGTTCGGGTAGCTGCCAACGCTGAAGTAATGCCCTGCATCGTACTTTCCGGTCAAAGGTTTACCACAGCTGATACATGGGGACATTTTGTCCCTCTCTCGGATGAACTTGTTGAATACCTGCTGGAGTTCTTTCCGGTAGTCGCTGAGTGTTTTAATCTTCTCACGCATCCGTTTGATTTCCGTGCTTGCCTCTTTTGCTTTAGTTCTCTTTGCGTACTGGAGGACACAGCTAACCTTTGTGCAGGTTGGCTGCAGGGTGCTGATGGTAGGCATGAATCTTTCTCGGCACACCTTACATGTTTTTGGTTTCTGCTTCATTTTTCAATCACGTCGATGAGGTTCATGATGTGCTTCGGTATCCGGCGCAGAGGTGCACGGTGGTGCTTCCACTTGTCGGTTACATGCCCGACCTTTTTTGGAGCATAAACAATGTGGAAAAGCTCATTTTTACTGTTCAAGACGTCATAGCTGCCGTCGGTGTTTTTATATACTCTCATATTATTAAAAAGGAACTTGTGAAGTTTTTGATGGGTCTGTGTAGCGCATAATATTCGGGTGGAAACGCATGGGGGCAATACCTGTCGATCCGTTGCGCTGCTTGGCGACAATATATTCTCCAATCCCAGTCAGATCGTTACCTGCTTCGTCTCTGGTGATGCCATAGTATTCTGGGCGAAAAAGGAAAACCACTACGTCGGCGTCCTGCTCCAAAGATCCACTCTCGCGCAGGTCGGATAGCATAGGGCGCTTCTCCGCTCTGGATTCTACTGCCCTTGATAGCTGGCTCAGCGCAATCACAGAGATGTCGCACTCCTTTGCAATCAACTTCAGGTTGCGGCTTATAACGCTAAGCTCCTGTTCTCGGTTCTGGCCTTGGCGTCGGAGCTGGACCCCGGAGCTCATGAGTTGGACGTAGTCGATGAACACAGCCTCGACCTTGTGCTTCTCGACCATGTGCTTGACGCGTGCCCGAAGGTCAAAAACCGAAAGGCCAGCGGTGTCGTCAATGTAAATGGGCAGTGCGTTTATAATATCCCGGTAGTGGTAAAAGCTCTGCATCTCTTCCTTTGTGAGTCTGTACTTCATCAGCCTGCCACCATCGATACCGCTTATCATGGAGATTAAGCGCAGCACTATCTGGGTGCTGGACATCTCCAAGGAGAAAAGTGCAACTGGTGTGTTTTTAAGGGCCATGTTCAGCATCTCGGTAAGGGCCATGGCTGTTTTACCCATCGAAGGTCTGCCTGCCATGTAAAGGAGGTCGCTTTTCTGGTGGCCTCCGATAAGCAAGTCAACTGATGAGATACCGGAGCTGAGTCCTGTAACGCCGCTTTCGCAAGTTTCACGTGCAACAACCACCTCGGTGACCTTTGCGGTTAGTTCTGCTATGTGCGAGATGTTTGTCTTCACCGACGTGTTAAAGGTTGAGGTCATCTGGCTCATAAAGCGGTCGTGAATCTCAAAGACGTCAGCGGTCGAATCATACGAAAACTCGTTCACTTGTGCGCTTATCCGGGCGAACTCTCGCTTCATATAGTGCTCATTCAGGATTGAGCACCAGTGCTCGAGGTTAGCGGTGGATGCCACCCGGTTGGTGAGCTTTGCAATAAAAGCTGCTCCTCCGCACTGATCCAAAAAACCCCTTTTCCGAGCCTGCTGGGTTACGGTTAGGAGGTCGATTGGCTTGTTCTCGATATAGAGCTCAACGATACGTTCGTAAATTGAGGCCATACGCCCGTCATAAAACCGCTCTGGCGTGATGAGTGGCATCACAATGCCAGCGGCAGCGTTTTCGAGCAATATTGCGCCTAAAACGAGCTCCTCGAGTTCAGTGTCGTGTGGGGGGACTCTGTTAATCATGCGGGTCGATATTGGGAAGGTGGAGTGTAGATGGCTTTGGGCGGTTCGTTTCTTGCCGCTTGTGCCTGTGGTTTGTGCTCATCTCGAAACCAAACGCCGCGCATCTTCTGCTTCCAGTTCTTTACGGTCTGGCCTCGGCTATCTCGCCAGCCTGCTTCGTGGTAATAGTTGAAGGCTTTTGTGGCCGCGTCGGTTGTGTATCCGTTCTCGGTAAAGAACTGCTTCACATCCTCAAGGGTGGGTGCGGAGAAGCGTTGCTTCTTAATACTCTCACTCTCCTTCTCACTCTCACTCTCACTCTCCCTCTCGGCTTTTTTGGGTTCGCTTGGGTTCTTCTGGGTTTCCAAAAAACCCACTGGGTTCTTTGGCCGTCCTCCTTTCATGCCGTTTGCCCGGTTTCGATCACAAACCTTCTCAAATTTCACAAGGTCGCGCTTCCATTGGCTCAAGAATGGCATCAGGGCGAGCTTTATCACGCTGTCTTCGGGCATGGCACCCGTCAGGTGGTATTCTCGCATGGCCACAAGCAGCTGTCCGCATTGCTCCGGATTGAGCGCGTCAAGCACGTCGAGGCTGTCCAGATGTAAAACGAAGGATGTTTTCATGTGAAAAATACGACCACCGCTCGCAATGGCGACCCCTTGCTCGAATGAACTCTGGCAAAGCGGCGGCGGTCTGTATTTAATATTTTCATAAGGAGTCGCGGTGCAAGTATAGGATCTATCTGGTCGGGTATTCGTTCCACTTATTAACAATCCTGTCGAGTTCTGCACGTCCTCTTTCCATACGCTGGCATAAATCGTCGAGCACTTCAATATCTACCTCAATCCTGCACCAGCTCAAACGTCGGTGCTCAGGTTGGCGTGGGTCGTAGCTTGCAAAGATGCCAGCGGTGCACCCGTGAACGAGGCAGTTCATTTGGATCTGATAGTAGTAGTCGCTGTTGACTTCAATCAAGTCCGGACCGCATTCGACCGTGCTGTGCAGGTAGTGGTTGACAGAGTTAAAGGGGCACTTCATCTCGACGACCATGAGCACGTCGCCGCTCTTGTTCTTTATCAGTGCATCAGACGACGCACCGCTGTACTCGTTGAATGTCTTGAACGGCGGCTTGTGCTCGATCACGAAGCTCGACATGTCCAGCGTTCCTGCCAGTGCCTTCTCCAGTTCTCCAAGAGCATGTGCTTCCCATTCATTACCCCAATCGATGGCACGCCCATAAGCGTCCTCCTGTGACTCTCCGGTGAGTATCTCCATGGCCTTCTGGACCACGTACTTGTGCGCGGTCTGCGATAGCTTCCCGGCTTCCTTGTCTGCCTTGGAGCGTGGGTCGCTCATGAGATTGTGAATGGTTGAGGCCGTGAATTTACCAAGGCGTACCTTGTCCCATGCCTCAGACTGTTGTGCTGCATATCGCAACACATCCAGCGTGTACTTATTCGGTGTCTGTTCCATACTTTGCAAATAGTGAATTTATGTGGTTACGTTGTTCTTCGGTGATAAGTTCTCCGAGTGCGTCCATGGCTTCACGAATTTCAAATTCGTCCTCGCCTCGCACGATAGCTTCCTCAATCATCTTCATTGTGCTTTCCGGGAGGGACTTCACCGTGACGTCCTTCTGCGTTATCTTATATGGCTTGTACGTGTCCTTGTTCTTGCGATTGAGGTCACGTCCAAACACTTTCCCGAGGGACTGCGCTGCGTTCTTTAGGCACTCAGCCTTGAGCTTTGGGAAGGCCATGTCCAGTGCGTTTGCCTTCTTGTTGCTCGGGTTAAGCGCCCACTGGTTACGTTCGACTCCAGTCACACCTTCCGGAACGCGGTCAACCATGATGACGATGGAGGCAGCGCCAGTGCGCCGTATCTCCATGCCAGTCACTGGATGAATAACAACCAGCTCCAGTGATCCTTGCACCTCATTGGCAATGGCGTGCCACTTAAAGTTCTCGGTGGACCACTGACCAAAGAAGAGCTCATCAAGTGTCATCTCGATGTGACTGATGACAACGGTGCTCGCCTTCTTGTCGGGCGTTAGCTCGACGCTTTCAAACGCAGGTTCGCTGTTGAGACGGCCCTGAAACTTCTGCAGGCTGTCAATATTTTCGGGGTTCATTGGATATCTCATAGGTCCTCAATATTTTGAATTTGTACAGCAATGTCATTTTGTGCTGCTGTCATCCATTGCATAAATTCATCCTTTGTAATATCCCGGTAGTCGGACTCTAATATTGCGCGTCCTACAGTGGATGTTTGACTGACAGCGTGATGTATATCGTGAGGCTCTACTTCGATGCGTGTGGTCTCTGTTTCATTCATCCATTTGATGCGCCAGATGGCCACTGTGTGAGTTTCAAAAATAGCGACGGCCTTGATGTCGCTTGCCCGGAAGCAAGGAGTCTCGCATGTGATTTCCTGCTCAACTGTGGTTTTAAGTGTGATTTTCATATTTATGAATTTATGGGGTTACTTAATAGGATTTGAACGACGGGGTGGCAGATTGTTAAAAATGCTAATAACGTTCTGCTGAATAAGCTCAATGCGGTAATCATGACCGATGCCTCCAGCTGTTCGCAATATTTCATCGCCGTCACCTTCTTGAGTGTTATATCCAAGTTCATCACTGCGCTCAAGAAAATACTGCACTGCTTTGGCAAATGTGATAAAAGTCTTAAGCTCGTGGGTTTTTGGTGAACCTTGAAGCTGCTCAATAATTACTGAGTAAGTCGGGGTGCCGACTGGAGTCTGTCTTTCTTTTTTCATATATGTGTGGTTTTATTTAATTTATTAATAGCTGTGTCAATCAAGCTGATGTATCCGTTTAGGCGAGTGGCTTCTTTGTCTCCGATAGTCAAGAGCTCAAACATATCTTGTAAAATGCTCTCTCGTAGGTGAATCAGATATTGCAGGTCCTTGCCTTTCAGATTTTTACGAAAATCAAATTTCATGTTTTGTGTGTGTTTGTATTTGTGAGAGCAAATATATGCCTCATTTTTGCAACGTCAATAAAAAAGTTTAGAACATAGGTTTTTACGATGTGCATAACCGACATAACTTTTGCTAAATCAAATAGTTAGATTGCTAATAACTAACCGAACTGATATTTGCCATAGTTGGGACGTAGCTCGAAAAACATGCGCATCATAATGGCATCTGCATAGTCTGGCGAAACGCCGTGCATCCTGCTTATCTCTTCCTTTGAGGTTACCGCCAGCTTGCCGTCGGCTTCCGGGCGTCGGCGCTTGATCATGTCCAGCTCTCTTGATATTATATCCCTATGGCTTCTGGGCAGCACGATGGCCCTCTTCTCGATAACCTCGGCTAGTTTATAATAGCATTCGCTCTTCAGGTGCACGAAGCGGTCCGGATGTATTGCCCGTGATCCGTTCATGAATTCGCGGCAGCGCAGCACATCACAAAGGCCACCGCCAACCCCGTCGGCATCAGCTATCACTTGGCCCATCTTGATTGTATACTTTGCAGCCAGTTCCCGGATAACCCGAACCACCTCGTCCACACGCTGCTTGCGCAGTTCGTGTATTTCGATGCACTGGAGTCCACGCCAGACCGCAATAACGGTCCTGTCCTTTCCAAGGCGAGCAACGTCGCAGGTCATGTACATGTCTCCGGTCATTTGCTCGTCCCGGAAGCAGGCGCTGACGTCGTCGTATTTAAACAAGGCATCGTCACTTTCGTCATACTCCCAAACTCCCTGAAGCAGACGCTGGCGGTCGACCTCATTAAGGGCATCCAATGTTGCGACATAGCTTTCCGGGAGGTGTGGGTTGTCATAAGCAAGGGACTGCACAAAGGCACGTTCCTTTGGCATGGTCTGGTCACGCCAAGGCAGGTAGAACTCGTGGTAGAGCCAGCCCTTATGTGGATTGCACGTCAGCAGGATCTTCGGCGGCAAGTCATACTCTCGCATCTTATATCGCAAGCAGCTGTACAATATTTCAACTGCCCTGCGAGATACCTGTGCGGCTTCATCAACCCACGCATCCGTTAACTCCAGACCCTGCAACTGCTGGAACTCAGGGTCCGACGGGTAAGCAAACAAGTCCTTGAGCAATATCTCACTTCCGTTCTTAAAAGTAATGACATTAAGCTGGGCGTTAAATGTGAAGTGCTTATCTGCCTGCAAGCCATAAAGAGTGGCAACCTCAAAGAAAGTCTTGAGTGTGGTCTTCTTCAGGGTGTCAAGTTTACTCCTTCCAATCAATCCTCTGGTACCGGGATACTTTAGGCGCCTTTGAATTTGCCAAACGCACCCAGTGAATGACTTTGCACCGCCACGACCTCCTCCAAAGAGCACCCATTTTGCAGGGCTGTCCACAGTCAGCGCCTTGAAACATTCGTACTGCTTTGGAAGGAAATCGATGCGTGCCATTTTTAAAACGGAAGGTCGTCTTCAGATCCAGTTTGTGGAGCTGGTGTGGATGTCGTGCGCGGCTGATCCATATCGCTAAGTACAATTGACAGAAATTTCCCGTTCTTGCCTGCCTTAGTCCATGCAGCGATACGTCGCATGATTCCCTGCTCATTTAAATACGTCCCAGTCATGTCCGGGTGCTTTGGATCTGTTTTCTTCGTGTTCTTGAAAAGTGTGCCTGTGTTAGGCTTCGGTGTGTAATTATTCATCTGAGTATATTTATTTTTTCAAGTTGATACATGGCACGCTGATATCCATGCGCTGCCAGTAGCTGTGTAAGATGTTTGAAAATATCGCGCGTGTCACGATCAGTCATAAGTAGGTCTTCGACTGATTTTCGTGCGTGGACTACAGTGGCGTGGGTATATCGATGCTTAAACATCTCACCCAGTTGAAGATAGGTCAGCATACCTGTGTCTTTCATTTCTGCTAACATTAACCAGATAACATACTGCCGAGCACGAACTACATGGCGCAAGCGTGTTTTGCTGCTTTGTATATTTTTTACTCCTGTGACTGCACCAACGCATTCGCACACCGTATTAAATACATCAATCGGTGACTTGATGTAATCGGCACGATGTAATGCGGCACTAAATCTATCACGATGCTCCTCTTGCAAGCAAGGTATTATTAGCATTATTAGAGTTCGTGACTTTTCTGGCGCGAGCATCATTAGCTCGTCCAGTGCGCGGTGTGCAGAGGTCAATGATGGTGTGGACATCGGTTTCAGTTATTTGTGCGAGTTTATGAAAATGCTTGAGTTGAATAATATCAGGCTGTGCCATCCATCGATAGATAGTGAATCGTGAAACTTTAAGGCGCCGAGCGGCTAATTCCTTTGTGCCAAAATAATCTACAATAAATTCTTCAAGCGTCATGTTCAAAAGTTTAGTGCTCACATCTCTTGATGTATCGTAACTTCGCAAATATATGACACAAAAGTGCAACATCGCGACGAACTTGAGTTGGAGGTAGCAAAAAGATACTCACATTGGCGCAAGATGGCCATTGGTCTTGAGCGCGATGTAGTGCGTGGGGAAGACCTACTCAGCGAAACATTGTTAAAGATATTCGATCGTCACCGGGATGCAGCACTGGATGTGGCCAAAAGAGGTAAGCTGGATGAATATGTGCGAAGGTCGATGTATTTAATGAAGATTGGTAAGTACACGAAGTTTGCAATTAAGTATAAGCGATTTGCATCGATGTGGTCCTGCGAGGTGAGTGCGGACAATATAGAGCCCGAGGTGCCTTTTATAGGGGCAAGGTTAGACAACGAGTACGTCGACGCATACATTAGTATGATGCCAGAACTTGATGCTACCGTCCTCAGGCTATATGCAATGCCCGACTTCAAATACGATGTGGTTGCTGCGGAGACAGGTATACCAAAATTGGTATTATATAAACTGGTCGAGAAGGCCATCAAAAAGATACGAGACAATGTTCAAACTAAACGTCCCAGCACGGGTCAAGGCGCAGAGGATTAATATCTGTAGCCAGTGCAAGTTCTTTAAGGAGGAGACCATGAGTTGCGGCACATTGATGTCAATTAAGGGTCTCCTCACTGGCACACATGGAGGTTTGGTAGATCCGGAAGAGGTCCCGAATGACACCGTCAACAAAGTGAAATATTATAAGAAGAAGGTGCGTTTATGTGGCTGTCTTGTCATGGATAAAGCCAAGTATGCCTTTGAGTCTTGCCCTATAGGCAAATGGGGTAAATATCGATTGACAGACGAAGAGACGCAGCTACTTACTGAATTTGTCGCTACTTTGCCTTCTTCTGGAAAACTCACTAGCCAACAGGTAGATACTGTGATTAAATGGTTCGAAAAAATGACAGGGCACCCGGTTCGCAGGTGTGACGGTTGCATCCGAGCCATGGTCAAAGAATTACAATTACAAAGCGCTCATGCTGAATACACACAAATATGAACGGACACCATTGCTACGTCGAAAACAACGTCCTGTACACAAGGGCCATCGTTACCGTAGATCACAACAGTGATTACGATGAACTAACTGAAAATGTTCTAAAAGAACTGAATCTGCCTACAAGTCGCAAAAAGCGTGTGAACATAAGGGTCCCACTCGCAGCAATTGAGTGCTGGTACGAAGAAGTACATGGACAAACAGTGCTTGGTTTGATTTCGGGTCTTGCCTACAGGCTTGACGTCGATATAAGAGAGGTTGACAATATTTTACTTTTTTAATATAAACATGCCAATACCAACACCTAAACTAAATGAGCAGCGCGACGAATATATCGGACGCTGTATGTCTGACCCTAAAATGATGACAGAGTATACAGATTCAAAACAGCGCTACGCCATTTGCATCAACAGATACCAAGAACAGAAATGAACAGCACCCTGACCCCTCTTGCCCAGATAAAGGCAAATCCTAACAACCCGAGAACTATCAAGGACGTCAAGTTCAAGAAGCTCGTCGAGTCTATCCGGACCTTTCCAAAGATGCTCGAACTGCGCCCCATAGTCGTCAACGATGACATGGTGGTCCTCGGAGGCAACATGCGCCTGAAGGCATGCAAGGAGGCAGGCATCAAGGAGGTGCCAGTGATCAAGGCCAGCGACCTTTCGGAGGAAGAACAGCGCCAGTTCATAATCAAGGACAACGTCGGCTTCGGAGACTGGGACTGGGAGATGCTCGCAAACGAGTGGGACGTCGCCGAGCTGGACGCATGGGGCATGGAGCTTCCCAAGGACATGTTCGGAACGGATAACGAGGTGGTCGAAGATGAGGTTCCCGAGATACCCGAGGAGCCAGTCACCAAGCCCGGTGACCTTTGGATCCTCGGAAACCATCGTCTGCTGTGCGGTGACTCCACAAACACCCAGCACGTCGACCGCTTGATGAATAAAGAGCAGGCGGACCTGATCTTCACGGATCCACCTTGGAATGTGAACTATGGAGCGCAAAAGAACAATGGCATCTGGGGCAAGCAGCAGAGGACCATTCTCAATGACCACATGGACGACGACAAGTGGGACGAGTTCGTCGCAGGGTTTTGTGCCAGCTTCTTTATTGCATCCAAGCCCGGTGCGCCTATCTACGTGGTGATGTCGGCACAGGAGTGGCCATCGCTTCAGTTCAATCTTCTCAAGTCTGGATTCCACTGGTCTTCGACAATAATTTGGAAAAAGGACAGCTTGGTCATCTCTCGCAAAGATTACCACACTCAGTACGAACCTATTTGGTATGGGTGGAACGACAAGGCGCCTCGCTTAGTTCAAGTAGAAGACCGCAAGCAGTCCGATGTATGGGAAGTGGCACGTCCCAAGGTATCGGAGCTACACCCAACCACAAAGCCCGTCGAGCTGGTCGCCAGAGCCTTGAACAACTCCTCCAAGGCAGGCGGCCTCGTTCTTGACCTGTTCGGCGGTTCCGGGTCCACCATGATTGCCTGTGAACAGACGGGTCGCAAGAATTGCAGCATGGAGCTGGATCCTAAGTACTGCGACGTCATCGTCAAGCGTTGGGAGAACCTCACAGGCCAGAAAGCCATCCTTGAAAAATAGATTCGAATTTACTTGCGGCGGTGGTAAAAACGTGTCATATTTGGTCTATTATATAAAGAACTCAAAATGAAGACGAATAAAGAGTTAATTGCACTGCTTAGTCAAGAGCCAGCTTCTTATAATTTGAAAAAAATTAGAGTTGGTCACGAGACTAGAGACAGAGCAGGAATTGTTTTTGACACAAGTACTGGCAAATTTCTTCTGGCTCCACAAGGGGAGAATTATTTCATACCTTTGGATGGATTCCTTGTGGATATTTTAAGGAAATATAAAAATACATTAGTGTTGCATCCAGAAGGTAAGAAGTTTTTCGACGACGAACTTTTCTCATTACCACCTGATTTAAAAAAATTTGAAATATGAAAACGAACAAAGAGATTGTTGCGCTGCTGAGCCAGCAGGTTAATCTTGCCGACAGCAAAGCGAACTTCGATGCGACAATGAAAAGCATTGACACCACCTACAAGGCAATCCAGGCAAAACTCAAGAAGCTGGAGAGCATGTTTAACCGAGATCCTGAACCAGATGGTTACGTCAGAGAAATCAACAACGTGCTGGAATCACTTAAAGATATTAATAGCTCACTATAATACCACAACATGAAATACCAAAACCCAACCGTCGCAAAGATTGCGGCACAAATCGAGGAGATTAATCTCCAGAAAGAAGAAGTCAACCTTGCCAAGGAGAAAATTTCAACTCCGTTATTAAGAAGTCCATATTATGAATTGTATGACAAGATGATTACCGTCGAAGAGGCAGGGCGTAAATTAGGAGACGACAAAATCAAAGGTCACGTTAAGAAAATAAATGCGGCCCTTGCTGAATTGAAAAAACACATGGACGCCACTTATCTTTGGGACTAAATAAAACCATTCCATGAAAACCACACGCGAAGTCATAACCGAACTTTCCAAGAAGGTCGAAGAGATACAACTCAAGGTCGTAGAGCTTCCAAAAAAGGTGAAAACCTTAGAAGGTGAGATTGCTAGAGCGATTGAATACAATGAAAGTTTTGTTATTGTTGATACGAAATTAGGAGTAGTGCGCTATCACCCCACTAAAGTATTTGACCCCAAGGATGGACGTTCTATTGCCACAATTCAAAAAGAGAGAAAGAACGCGGGTCTACCATACGAAGGCAAGCCCGGATTAAAATAGTGAACAAGGTCGACATACCGACATACAAGAAAACGATGCTCGAGAACCTCGAAAAGGCTCTCGGCGTCGTTACCGTTGCTGCACACAACACTGGCATCCATAGGGACACCCACTACAACTGGATGCAAACCGATGAGGAGTACAAAGCCAAGGTTGCCTCGCTCAAGGAGGTCACAATCGACTTCGCCGAGGCCCAGTTGCACAAACTGATCAAGGAAGGCAACGTCGCGGCCACAATCTTCTTTCTAAAGACTCAAGGCAAGCAGCGCGGCTATATCGAGCGCCAAGAAGTCACCGGTGCCGACGGAGCACCCATCATCGAGATAATAGGAAACATCTAACCCAAAAGAGTCCAGTCTTTAGCACATGAAGTTACGCGTCCACATACCCGAGACGCTTGACGACGTGACCCTTGGCACGTTCATCAAGTATCAAAACGCACGCACCGACTTGGAGCGCATCTGCGCATATACCGGGTTGAAGAAGAATCTGGTAGAGAACTGGACCTACGACGCCGTGAACAAAGCACTGGAGTTGATAGGCCACAGCGTAAACAACTGCACGCCAATTCACCTACCGAAGTTCCGGATTGATGGCAAGCTGTTTGGCTTCGTCCCAGACATGGACCTGCTGACCATGAGGGAGCACGTCGACTCAGAGGCATGGGCCAGCGAAATCTGGAAGGCCGACGGCATGAACTGGACGCGCATGCCCGAACTGATGGGTGTTCTGTTTCGTCCCGTGACTGCTCAGCTCGGAGACTACTACGACATCGAGAAATATAGCATGGAGTCAGCAAAGCGATACAACGAAAGCTTGAAGCAAATGACTATGAGCCAAGTGCAAGGGGCGCTGGTTTTTTTTTCGACTATCGCAAGAGAATCAATAGTCGCTACACTGGAGGAGGAGCTGACGATGGAGCTGATGAGGATGGAGACGAGGTAGGCACAACGCCTGAGGGACTTGCTCGGTATGGTTGGCTTCATGTGCTGGAGATATTAAGCGCTAACGATGTGACGAAGTTCGATGCAGTACTCGACCGGAACATCTACGAGATATACACACACATGAGTTATATGCGTGATTATAACGCGATGAAACTCAGAGAACTAAAACGAATACAGAGGCAGCATGTTTAATCAGGTATCCTACAACGTCGTCATCGAACGCTTCAAAGTGTTTGCTGACGGTCATTTTATAATTCGACGCTTCTCTCATGGGCAGGTAGACGTCACCGATATAGACAAGGACCAGCTCTTCCCATGGATGCACGTCGCCCCGGTGGATGTTAAGCTGGAGACTGGTTCACGCGTTTACTCCTTTGATGTTATCTTTGCAGATATGCCTCGCGATAAGGAGGATGCCACTGACTACCAGCGTGAAGTCATTAGCGATTGCGTTCGTTTGTGTGAGGATCTTGTTAATGAGATTGCAAATGGAAGCACAGTCTTTGGTGAGGATGTAGAGCTTGAAGATGGCAGCACCATTACTCCATTCATTGCTGAATATACTCATACTTTGTGTGGCGCTACCTTGTCGTTGAGTATTTCAGTGCCAAACGACTACTCTGCTTGCGATATACCCGCAGACTGGAGCATCGGTGGCAGTGGATCAGCTACGCCACCATCACCTGCTGTTTCTCTTGTGCTAAAGGTGAATGGTGTGGACAACGTGGTTCAAAACGTGCTGGACGTGGAAGAAGGCACGAACATGACTATCACCGACCTCGGTGACGGACGTGTTCGTTTTGATAGTACTGGAGGAGGAGGTGGTTCCAGCCAGCTCTTGTGCACTGAGTTCAATGTCAACCACCTCGCAGCTACAGGCAACCCTTACTTGGTTGGAGACCGGGTATTCTATAATGGCAACATCTACCGGTGCACTGCGCAGAATGACGCGATACTACCAACAAACACATTATACTGGACGCTTGTCGGTGTGGGATTTCGTATACGTCAAGCGCCTGTGGATTGGAACGCTACTACAGGCGACTATCAGATATTAAACAAGCCAACTATACCTGCAGCGCAAGTAAACTCAGACTGGAATGCAGTAAGTGGTGTTGCGCAGATATTGAATAAGCCAACACTTGCAGCAGTTGCTACATCGGGCGATTACAATGACTTAATCAATCAGCCATCAATACCAAACAACCTTGATGACTTAGCGGATGTAAATGTGCCTACTCCATCAAATGGGCAGGTACTATCTTACAACGGCTCGCAATGGGTTAATAGCACACCGGCAACAGGAGGCACGGTTACTTCGGTAGGTCTATCAATGCCTTCAGCATTTAATGTTGCTAATTCACCTGTGACTACTGCAGGAACATTGACGGTAACCGGTGCAGGTACCACAGATCAATATGTGCGTGGTGATGGTACTCTTGCTAACTTTCCCGCAACAGGTGGTGGAGGTGGGCAGGTTTTTTATTTCAATGGTAATGTATCTCAAGGTACGATAGGCGGTAATGATTACTATGAATTAGGCACAGCTGCAAACACAGGACCAGCGGCTAACTTCACCCGGGCAACAACAGGTGCAATAGCTCGATTCATTACTGATGTAGGTGAACCAAATCATTTGCTTATACCTGCGGGTGTATGGACTATTGATGTGTACTTAAGTGAAACAGGTGGCGGTTCAAACCATGCACAAATACTTGCAAAGCTTTACACGTATAACGGCAGCACGTTCACATTGGTAGCTACTTCCACTATGGAAGAAATCACCAATGGCAGCACACCTGATTTGTACACATTCACTATATCTGTACCAACAACTGTAACTGCTGCAACCGACCGCATACATATTGAATTTGATATTCAAAACACGAATGGGAAGACTGTTACACTATACACTGAAGACGGCAAGATAGGTGAGATTCACACTACCTATGCTATCGGATTGTCTTCGCTTAACGGCCTAACTGCAAACACACAAACATTTGCAACAGGTACAACAGGTACTGACTTTGCTATTAACAGCGCAGGCAGTACGCATACATTTAACCTGCCCACTGCAAGCGCAGCAAAT